CCCGAACTTAGTAATCATTTAAAGGAGTATGTATAATGTGTATTGCAATCTATAAACCAGAAGAAAAGATTATCAGTAAAGCAACATTACAAGAATGTTATTCATCTAACCCAGATGGTGCAGGCTTTATGTTTGCTGATGACAAACAATTAAATATTGAGAAAGGTTTCTTTAGTTTTGATTCCTTTTACAATGCGTATAAGAAACATCAAAACAAGAAAGTTGTTATTCATTTTAGGATTAAAACTCATGGTGAAATTAATAAAACAAACTGTCACCCATTTGCTGTCAATAATAGTTTGGCTTTTGTGCACAACGGTATTATTAGTGGGCTTGATGGTGATAAAACTTTGTCTGACACTATACACTTCAATGAACAAATACTTCAACCGTTAGTAAACAAATGGGGTAACCTAGCTTTATTCCAAGACCCTATGATTAATCTTCTTGAAACTCGTATTGGTTACAGCAAGCTTATCTTCTTAGATAGACATGGCAACCATAAAATTATGAATGAACACAAGGGTGAATGGGATGATGGCATATGGTATAGTAACAATAGTTACAAACCTTATGTAGCTCCTGTTGTTACATCTTGGAAGAATGATGTGTATGATTATGGTAATTGGCGTAAACCTGTAGCTATTTCTAAACCTAAACCTAAAGTAATTGCAATAGGTTCAATGGTAGAATTACTAGAAGATGTAGCTGACCCTGCTACTCTTCAAGTGTATGAGACTGGTGAACTATGTGAGATTGTTGCAGTTAATAAAGATTTTACATGTGATCTAATGCATGATGATTACAAAGGTAAGTCTTCATTTCTTTACAATGTTCCTTATCATTCTTTATCTTTTGTAGATGAGTTTGAAGATGACTCTATTGATCCAGTAGGTGTACCTGCATACCAACAATATGCATCACCATACTTATTGAAAGGTAAATCTAAATGAGTCTTAAGATATTCCCTTACAAGTTAGGTAGTGTATCTGCTAAACGATTGGCTAGAACCCTTGGTACTCTAAGGGTTTCACCATCGTATAATGCAAGACGCAAAGATGTAATAGTTAACTGGGGCAATAGTACACCACCACATTTTCGTTGGATGGAACAAGACCTTAATAAACCACAAGCTATTGCATTAGCTAGTAATAAACTACATACATTCACTGAACTAGAATGTAAAGGTTTTGAATATATACCTCAATACACTATATCAAAAGATATTGCTAAACATCTTATTGAAATGGGTGATACAATATATTGTAGGTCTACTGTAACAGGGCATAGTGGTCGTGGTATTGTTATTGCTAACACTACTAATGAACTTATCAATGCACCACTATACACTGTCAAGACTAAACATAAACACGAGTATCGTGTCCATGTATTCCGTGGACAAGTACTCGATATTCAAATGAAGCGTAAGCGTAATGGTGCCCTAGGGGGCACAGGCATTCGTAACAAAGCGAATGGATGGGTGTATGCCAGAGCAGAAATTACCCCGCCCGAAGAGCTACTACTATCATCAATCAATGCTGTTAAGCTGCTTGGTCTCGACTTCGGTGCAGTCGATATCGGACACAGAGTAATTGATAATAAATTCTTTGTATTCGAAGTTAATACTGCCCCAGGATTAGAAGGAACAACGCTTGACAAGTATTCAAAAGCCATTTATAATTACTATAGGAGTCTATAATTATGTCAGTAGAAATTGGTAACTTTGTAACATTCTTTGGTCTTGAAGAAGAGTTTAAACATGTATCACTTAAAGACATTGATCGTTTTGTTGATGAATGTTCTTGGTATGAAGTAGAAGATGTTGGTGATACTTGGCTAGATGTTAAAGCAAAAGATGGTGTCAGAACTATTCATGTTAATGATGCTTATGACGAATATCAATTGCATACTAAACAAGGGCTTAAAGAACATTTAAAAGCAATGCTTACTAATAACAATCATGCTGCTGTAATTGCTAAAATTAGACAACTATATCGTAAACAAGAGTTTAAATTTAAAGGGGTATAACGGTGAGATGTTTAGCTTGTAACAAAGCGTTAAATGATTTTGAGGCTACACGCAAGTCGGCAACGACTGGCACATTTGTAGACTTATGTAACCATTGTTTTCATGATGTTGAGTATGACATTGAGTCTCTCGAACGAGAAGACTTAAGGGAAACTAATGATGTCGAAGACGAGGTAGAACTTGATGACTTACAAGGAGACTTGCTAAATGGTTTCAAGGAATAATATTACAGGTGATAGGCTTATTAATAAAAGACTATCTAAAGAAGGTGAAGATAATTGGGATCGTATCTTTAAAAAGCAAGGCATTACTTTAACTGAAGAAGAGTTAGCTAATGTAGAAATCATTGCTGATATTGTACAACATCATCATAATAAAAAACAATTAGCTGAGTATGAACTTGATAAATCTACGGGTGAAGTAATCAAGAAGTATAATCCGTAGAACGCAGAGCAACCCACGGTTGCCTGCATTCATACGGTATGTAATTACTTATTCATTACATACATTGTAACTTCAAAGCCAAAACGCATTTCTGTCGCTGCTGGTTTAGTCCACATAGTATAGCTCCTTTTAATTATAGTATATAAATTTATACTATGATAATATTATACTATAGTTTTACAATTATGTCGTGTGTCAATCTGTTAATAACTACTAAGGATATTCATGAGTAAATTCATTGGTCATATACCTTGTCCAAGTTGTGGTAGCAAAGATAACTTGGCTGAATATGACGATCATTTGTTTTGTTTTGGATGTAAATACTGGAAGTCTAAGAACACAATCGAAGGAGTTCGCAGAAGATTGGTAACAATCGACGAAGAATGTCCCAATGATTTAAACTTAGATTTAGTACTTTACATTCCTAAAGAACCAATGCAATGGTTATTACAATACGAGATAACAAGTAAAGACTGTGAGACTTACCACATTACTTGGTGTCCGTCAAAAAAAGCTTTAGTGCTTGTGTATTTACCACACTATTACCAAGCTAGAAACTTTAATAATGGACCTAAGTATTTGTCTAAAGGAAACAAGCCCTTGCTATTCTATGGTAACAGTGATACAATAGTTGTAGTAGAAGATGTTTTATCTGCTATTAAAGTTAGTAAGGCTAACAATAATTACACAGGGTGTCCTCTACTAGGTTCAAGTATGCCTCTAAAACTTACAGAAACTATCCTAGAACGCTTTAAAAAAGTTTGGATATGGTTGGATAGGGATAAAGCAATTGATGCTGTTAAAATGGCTAGAAATTTAAAACAGAAGGGTATTGATGCTGATGTTATTATTACAGATAAAGATCCTAAAGAGTATAGCACCCATGATATTGACTTGATTATAAAGGATAAACAATGAAACAACCTGACGCTTGGCTGTATGAAGAGTATGATTCTACTGGGGCACTACGTGCCAAATACCTTTGGTCATTTCTTCCTGTAGATTTACAACAGATTACCAGACTCAAAGACGTGCATCACTTTGTGCTCACGCCTTTGTATCTGGATGTGAATGAAAGAAAAGTTTACAATAAAGAAAACAAATACAACAGTAAAAAACTTACAGAAGCTTTTTGTGGTCTGTAGAAAGGAGTTACATGGTAGAAAAACAAATCATTAAATTGTTTTGTGAAGATGTAAATCTCTTTACAAAGTATTACAAGTATGTTAACATTAATTATATAAAGATTAATTATAATGATATATATAAGTTATTTAATATAATATCATTATACTATAGTAAATATAATACTAGTACTATTATTACTAATAATGAATTAGAGATATTCTATAATAGTAATTACTTATTACGTGATCAAGAACGAAAAGAGTTAAGTCTTCTTATTGAAGACATCTTTAATCAAGACACTACTAACAAGGGTATCATTGTCTCATTACTAGAAGAACATCGCAGACGTTCTCTAGCAGGACAAGTAGCTATGATGGCTTTAGATGTAGAAGGTGGTAAGAAATCTACTGAAGATCTTCTTAATTTATTTAATGAGTTTGAACATCAAGAGGTTGAAGCAGATGAAATTACCCCAGTGGATATGGACTTGGAAAATTTGTATGACACACAAATATCTACCCCTGGTTTACGTTGGCGTATTGATTGGCTTAATAAATCTCTTGGATCTCTGCGTAAAGGGGACTTTGGTTTTATCTTTGCTCGCCCCGAAACAGGTAAAACTACATTCCTTGCGAGTGAGATTACGCATATGGTGGGTCAAACTGATGGTGATGTACTATGGTTTAATAATGAAGAACAAGGAAAGAAAGTTGGCATTAGAGTATACCAAGCAGCCCTTGGTGTAACACTACACGAGTTGTTTGAAGATAAGAGTACTAACAAAGAACGATACCATAAATTAACAGGTAATCGTATTCATATTTTAGACTTTGAAGATTCAAGTAACAAGTCTCGTATTGAAGCAGTACTTAAACAATATAACCCAGCTCTTATTATCTTTGATCAGATAGATAAGATTCGTGGATTTAAAGGAGAAAGAAATGATCTTGAACTTAAACAAATTTATCAGTGGGCTAGAGAGATTGCTAAAACTTACGCACCTGTCATTGCCGTATCGCAAGCGTCGGGCGAAGCGGAAGGCAAGTTATTTCTAACAATGGATCAAGTCGACGGCTCCAAAACGGCTAAGCAAGGCGAAGCCGATTGGATCCTAGGAATAGGTAAAGAACAAGATAACCTAAGTCGTAGTAGATATTTTAATATCTGCAAGAACAAATTAGTAGGAGACAAAGATACTTTACCTGACCTAAGACATGGTTCTACACAAGTATTAATTAAAGCAGACATTGCAAGGTATATTGATATTTAAATTAAAGGAGTATTTATTTTGGATAATGATTTTACAGAAGTTTTAAAAGTTAGACCTGACTTGAACAGAGCAGACATTTATGATATAATAGATTTAATGGGTCCTAATGAAACCCTGCTTGAAGCAGTAAATAAATATTACCCACTTAACCAAGGAACTGGCGATTGCGCAGCTTAGTCTTAGATGTTGAAACAACCATAAACAATAAAGGCAATCCATTTGATGAAAGGAATAAACTTTGTTATGTTGGACTCTATAGTACTGATGGCACTTACCTATATGATATTGATTATAGCGGAAGTCCTAACAGAGAAAGACTTGACGCTATACAAAGAAGCATCGACAGTCACGATACTCTTGTTGGCTTTAACATTAAGTTTGACTTGCATTGGTTAAGACGCTATGGAATTAATTTTATGGATAAGCGTATTTGGGATTGTCAGTTGGCTCATTTTATACTTACGGGCCAACAACATCCCTATCCAAGTCTCAATGGCGTTGCTGACAGCTATGCTTTGGGTAGTAAACTTGATATCATTGCTACTGATTATTGGAAGAATGGGATAGACACTGACAAAATACCTAAAGACTTGTTAGAAGAATACCTTACACAAGATTTGCAGTTAACGCAAAAAGTGTATGAAAAACAAATGGAAGAATTTGCGTCTAGTACAAAACAAATGCAAAGACTTATTAGCTTACATAACCAAGACTTATTAATATTAGAGGAGATGGAATACAATGGTCTTAAATTCAATGAAACAGAATGTGTTAGGCTTGGGGAAGAAACTACAAAAGATATTGAACGTATTGATTCAATCATTTATACTTATCATAAGCTTCCTGAGTTTAATGCTAATAGCTCTGAACATATTAGTGCTCTTCTCTATGGGGGATCTATTAAAGTCAGACGTCAAGAAGTTATTGGTACTTTTAAAACAGGGACTAGAGCGGGCTTACCTAAAAGCCAATGGAAAGAATACGTCATAGAGTTTGAGCGTATAATTAATCCTCTTAAAGGTTCTGAACTAGAGAAAGAAGGTTACTTTTCTAATGATGAACAAACATTACGAACTCTTAAAGGTAGTAAAAAAGCTAAAGAATTAATAGAACTTATCTTAGCTAGAGCTACATTAGAGAAACGATTGTCTTCTTACTATGAAGGATTAGTAGAATTACGCAAGACTATGAACTGGAAAGAAGGTACATTACACGGTGTTCTTAATCAATGTGTTGCTAAAACAGGAAGACTATCGTCTACTAAACCTAACTTACAGAACTTTGATGGAGAAATTAAACAACTATTTGGGAGTAGGTATGCTGTTACAAGCTGATGCTAAAGCACTAGAATGGGTATGTGCAGCTTATCTATCACAAGATCAAACTGCTATTAAGGAGATATTAGATGGAACTGATCAACACACAGATAATCAACTTCGTTTTGGGTTACCTTCTCGCCTCATTGCTAAGACCTTTGTCTTTCGGCTTATCTATGGTGGCTCTGCTTATAGTTATGCTAACGATCCTAATTTCACAGATGTAAGTAAACAAGAAACATTCTGGCAAAACATCATTGATGAATTCTATAAAAAGTATAGTGGTCTTGATGCTTGGCACAAAGAAATTGTTGAGAAAGCAAAAAGAGATAGAAAGATAACTATGCCTACAGGGAGGGTATATTACTATGAACCAGAAATAAGATATGGTAAAGCTAAATGGCCCCGCACACGAATCCTTAACTATCCAGTGCAAGGACTCGGTGCTGATTTAATGGCTATAGCAAGAGTTAGTCTAGCTAATAGACTAAAGAAAGTAGAAGGAACTAAGTTAATAAACACTGTTCATGATTCGATTATAGTTGACTTTGATGAAAAACTATGCGATAATAATAGTATAGTTAAATTAGTAGATGATTGTTTTACGGATATCCCATTGAACTTTAAGAAGTTATTTGGGGTAGATTTTAACCTTCCCATGAGGGTCGAATGTCAAGTTGGATCTAATTGGGGTAACATGGAGATAGTGAATGTTAATTAATATTGTTGATGTTGGAACACCTAGTACTAAAGCTTCATCTAATGGTAGATCTTATCAAGAGATTGAAATAACTTACAAGACTGAAAATGGTCAAGTATCTAATAAAAAACTTATGTCTTTTAGTAACCCATCGGTATTTAATCATATCAAAGGTTTAGCTAAAGGTGAGGTTGTTAATGTAACGACTGTTAAAAATGCCAAAGGGTTTTGGGATTGGACAGGTATTGGTAATGAAGGAGATGCACCAGTGGCTACACAAAGTAAACCAGCAACTGCGCAAGCAGGTGGTAGAGTAACAGGTAGTAACTATGAAACTAAAGAAGAAAGAGCTGCACGACAAGTGTTTATCATTCGTCAATCATCTCTATCAACTGCAGTAGAGTTACTAGGACAGGGTAAATCTGTTGATGAAGTTATTGCAACAGCTAAACAATTCGAAGCTTATGTATTTAGTAAAGATCCAAACCCTACTAAAGAAGTAAACTTTGATGATTTAGAGGATGACATCCCAGTCTAATGAAAGCATTAATTGATGCTGATATAGTAGCGTATAGGGTTGCTTGTACGCTACAAGATGATGATGCTCAGGACTTTGCGTATTCTAGGACAGAAGATTTAGTTGATCATATCCTAGTTAGTACCGAAGCTTCTGAGTATAATCTTTATTTAACGGGTAAAAATAACTTTAGGTATAGTATATACCCTGAGTATAAAGCCCACCGTCCTAAAGAGAAACCATTCTGGTTAGAACCTATTCGTCAATATCTTATTGCAACATTTAATGCAGAAGTTATTGATGGTATGGAAGCTGACGATGCACTTGGGTTAAATCAAACAGATGATACTATTATTTGTTCTATAGATAAAGATCTTCTTATGATTCCTGGTAAACATTTTAACTTTGTTAAGAATGAATTCTGTGAGGTTAATGAGTTTGAAGGACTTAAACATTTCTATAAGCAATGTCTTATGGGTGATAGGTCTGATAACATTAAAGGCATAGAAAAGATTGGTACTAAAAAAGCAGATAAAATCTTAGCTGAATGTGAAACAGAACAACACTTGTTTGACGCAGTTAGAAATGCTTATAGTAATGATGAAGAGTTTAAAATGAATGCTCAGGTTCTTTGGATTAGACAAAAAGGAAAGGAAAACTGGTTAGATGCTTATATCAAACTGTGTACAGAATAAAGACGGGTCATTAGACTTTGAGTTTCATGTAGACCCTAAAGAGGCTGCCTTCTTAATGGACTATGCTATCTAAGAACTGGTGCGTAGGGGTGTCTTTGAAGTTGCAACAGATGTTGTTGAACAAGAGTTAGATTTATTCAAACAAGAGGGTGGTCAAATCAATTGATCATCCTTATTTGGGTAGCTCTAATGATTTTAATTTATGAAGGAGAGTAGCATGAGTAACGGAAACTCACCAGCATTTCCATGTCAAGATAACAAGAAACAAATCTATACTGGTATGAACCTTAGGGATTACTTTGCATTAGAAGCAATGAATGGTTTAATTAAAAAATTAGATTTAGATAAAGCAACAAATAATCATCTTGCTTTTTTAGCTTATAATATTGCAGATGAAATGCTTAATGAACGTGTCAAATATAAATAATAACTACTATCATCATTACTGAAAAACATAAATTATAATGGAGTGGACTGATGGCAGAATCAAAGGATTTATTACGTCCGTGTTGCGAGGAGGGTACAGACGTTGGCCTCCTAAATACGAAACGCTCAAAGAAGCACAAACTGGTAAAAAAATTAATGCACTTACTAAACGTATGGGTATGCACTATAAATGCAAGTCTTGTAAAAACGAGTACCCTGCTAAACAAGTTCAAGTGGACCATATTAAACCAGTGGTTGATGCTAAAGTTGGGTTTACATCTTGGGACGACTTTATTGAAAGACTTTATTGTACCAAAGATAACTTGCAAGTGCTCTGTAAAAACTGCCACGACAAGAAAACTTTAAAAGAAAAGAAACAAAGAGTAATAACAAGTAAAAATAACAAATGATTTTTAAAGTAAATACATTAGATATTAATACTGAAGTTATTACTAGTAAACTACTTGAACTTAAAAGTCACTGGGAATTAAAATCTAGTGTCTTTCCTTTTTATACATTAGGTAAAAGTGCTTATTTAGAAGGACGTATTCCTGAATATAAAGATCAAAAAGATAAGTTTAATAAACTATTACTTGATAACTTTTCAGATTTATATGATACTATTTTAACATATTTATCAAAAGAATTAAATGAACCTGTTACATTAACAGAAGATTTAGCTTACCCTGGGTTTCATATATTTGAGTCTGATCCAAGATTTAAAGGTGTTGCAGGTAATTGGCATATAGACATACCACAAAAAACATTAGACTTAATTGGAACAAACAATTCAACAGTAACAATTGTAATTAAACTTCCTACACTAGGAGGAGGTATAGATTGGCTTGACTCTAAAACTAATGTACACTATTTAGAGTATAAAGAAAAACAAATTGTATGGCATGACGGTTTAAGTATTCATAGAATAGCAGGGCTCAAAGAAATTATTAAAGGAGAGTATCGTATTACTCTTCAAGGACATTTAATAAAAAGAAATAATAAAATGGAACTTTATTGGTAAAGGAGATATATGAGTAAAGTATTACTATTAGATATTGAAATGGCTCCCAACGTAGCCCATGTATGGGGTATCTGGGATCAGAACATTGGTATCAATCAATTGCAAGAAAGTTCATATGTCATGTGCTATGCAGCTAAATGGCTTGGTGATTCTAAAATGATGTTTGATTCTGTTAAAAAATCTGGTGATAAGAAAATGCTTATTGGTATTCATAAGCTTCTTGACGAAGCAGATGCAGTTATACATTACAATGGTAAACGATTTGATATACCTTCTCTTAATAAAGAATTCTTATTACATGGAATGTTTCCTCCAGCACCATTTAAAGAGATTGACTTACTTACTGTAGCTAAAGGTAGGTTTAGATTTGTATCTAACAAACTAGATTACGTTGCTCAGTCATTAGGTTTAGGTAAGAAAACTGAACACAGTGGTCATGAATTATGGGTACAGTGTATGGCAGGCATACCTAAAGCTTGGAAGAAAATGGAAGAGTATAATAAAAACGATGTTATCCTTCTAGAAAAAGTCTATGAACGTTTTAAACCTTGGATTAAGAATCACCTTAATAACAATGTACTTAATGGTACAACTGACTGTTGCCCTACATGCCAGTCTAAAAACGTACAAAAACGTGGTTTTAATATAACTACAACAAGTAAATATCAACGATATCAATGTCGTGCCTGTGGTAATTGGTTTAGAGATGGTACAAATCTTAAGCCAAAAGGTCAACAAAAGCTTGTCAATATTTAAAAAGGATGGTATAATAATACTATGGCTAAATTTCCAGAACTAAAAAAAGCAATACAAACTCAAGTAGCAGGTACACATTACAAGAAGTATGTGATCCAACCTGTTGAATTTATTACTAAAAATAATATACCTTATATTGAAGGTAATATTATTAAATACATTTGTAGATGGCGTGACAAAGGTGGAGTAGAAGACCTAAACAAAATTGTACACTATGTAGAACTATTGAAAGAACTTAAAACATAATATGCAATTAACTTTAGAAGAGTTAAAAGAACGACTTGCGGATAGATTAGATGAGATAACTCTTCTAGAGTTGCTTAATATTACTTCTTATGATTTGGTAGAACGTTTTTCAGATCTAATAGAAGATAACTACGATAAACTTCAGAAAGAAATTAACGATGACTACGAAACTGACGAACTACAGTAAGTTCATACATAAGTCTCGATACGCTAGATACATTGAGGCTGAACAAAGACGTGAATCTTGGGAAGAAACTGTTGATAGACTTATGTTATATCTACATGCTAAGACTCATCCTACCTTAGTTGGTAGAACTAAAGATATATGGGAACCCTTAAGAGAAGCTATTGTAAACTTAGAGGTTATGCCATCTATGCGTTTATTAATGACCGCAGGTGAGGCAGTTGAACGTGATAACATTGCAGCTTATAATTGTTCTTACCTTGCTATTAATAACAAGAGAGCTTTCTCTGAAGCTCTTTACATTCTAATGAATGGTACAGGTGTAGGGTTCTCTTGTGAACGTCAAGAGATTGATAAACTACCACCATTACCTAATACCTTTAAGGAGGTTGATGATGTCATATCAGTTGGGGACTCAAAACTTGGGTGGGCTAAAGCTTTTAAAAAGCTCTTGTCCTCATTGTGGGAAGGAGATATCCCTAAAGTTGACTATAGCAAAATTAGACCAGCTGGATCAAGACTTAAAACATTTGGAGGGAGAGCTAGTGGCCCTGACCCATTGCGGAAATTGTTTAAGTTCACGGTGGATACTTGCAAAGGATCTGCAGGAAGAAAATTAAATAGCTTAGAAGTACATGACATCTTATGTATGATTGGTGAGATTGTAGTTGTAGGGGGTGTAAGACGTTCTGCTCTTATTTCACTTTCTAATCTTACAGACAAACGTATGAGAGATGCTAAAACAGGAGCATGGTATAATGATTACCCATACAGAGGTCTTGCCAACAATTCAGTTGCTTATACTGAGAAACCCGATAGTGAAACTTTCATGGAAGAATGGGTCAGTTTGGTTAAATCTAAGTCAGGTGAACGAGGAGTATTTAATAGAGTTGCTTCTCAAAATCAAGCAGCAAAATGGGGAAGACGAGATCCAACTCTCAGCTACGGAACCAATCCATGTTCAGAAATTATCCTCCGTGATAAACAATTCTGCAACCTTACAGAAGTGGTTGTACGGGAAAAAGATACTAGAGATTCCTTACTCAGAAAAGTTAAGTTAGCTACAATGTTAGGTACTATACAATCTACACTTACAGACTTCCAATTCTTATCTGAAGAATGGAAAAAGAATACTGAGGAAGAACGTTTACTAGGAG